GCCCATGAGCGGGAGCGGGCAGGGCAGCCAGTCGAGAGCGCCAGGGGTGATCTGGCGGCCGTCGCCCGTCGGAATGCCTTCGACTATGGCGACAGGGATCGTGAACGCGGGGCCTTCGATCTCGCCAGGTGCCAGTCCCTCGTCCTGGAACGACGCCGACGCGCCGATAGCACCGGGAGCCATGGGCGCGCTCGCCCCGCCACCTTCGCCCTCTGCCAACTCGGGCGCGTCCCCGCTGTCGAGCCCTGCGTCACCTTCCACCGGTCCGGGCAGCACCGTCGCGGCTCCGCCTGACGCGCCGTCCCCGTCGTCGCTGGTCTGCAGCGAGTCGCCTGCGACGGCCAGGGCTGTGCAGGTACAGCCTGCCGTGCCGCACGCGCCCGTCATGTCGCCGAGCGGTGCGTCACCGTGCGCGCTCGCCGGGTGCTCACAGCCCGCGTTCTGGCAGGTGTCGGACGGGTCGATGCCGACGTCGTTGTCCTGCGCCAGCGGAGGCGCGGCCGCAGCCAGGGGATCCGTAGCAGACGAACTGTCGCCCTTCAGACTGCCGTCCGCGTTCCAGTTGTCGGGCAGGAGGGACGAGCACCCGAGGGACTTTGCCCTGGTCGCAATGTGCTTGCGAATCGCATTGTGGCTGCCCGAGCCACGGCCCACGGCCTTGATCGCCGTAGCAACGGAGTTCTCGCCGTCGCAGGTAGTGATCGGGTACGACCCGTCTGGCATGGCCGCACCGCTGGACGCGGCCTTATCCCGTTCCTCCTGGCTGATCAGCGCCCACCCTGGCACGTCGCCAAGCACGAGCGTCGCGTCCGCGGTGGCCTGGGCGTAGGAGTGACGGAGCTGGTGGGCCATGGGCGTATCGCCTCCGTCGACGCAGCAGTGCCCGTCCTCCGCGCGGTGCTCGGCCGCGGTTCGCCCTGAGCCGTCACAGCACATGAGCGGGTCCTGATCCGGCATGGGTGCAAGCGGTCCCGCGGCGACCATGGGCCTGCCTGCGAAGAACTCGGCGATCAGCTCGTCACGCGTCCTGGGTATCGGCATGTCAGTCTCCTTCTCGATCTTTCGCTGCGTCCACGTCAGTCCCCTCCGCCGTCTGAACCGTCCGAACCGCTGCCCTGACTACTCAAACTCCAGGTCTGGACGAAGTCGCAAGAATCGCCGGCGTGATCTCCACAAAAAAAGAAATTGGTGTCAGGAAAGTCACCGTCGTTGGCGAGTACAGGATCGTCCCAACTCGTGAACTCCACGTCGTCAAGATCCTCGTGTGGCTCGAACGGGTGAAGAGCGCCGCCGTGAACCCACGTGTACGAGACCACTTCTCCGCCACTGTCCCCGATCAGTCCCGAGACGATATCGCCCGACCCGATCTGGCCGACGGGCACGAGCACCGACGTCGAAGGACCACCCGCCGTCTCGATCGTCTGCAACGTGGCCGTCAACGTGGCGCCAGTCGGGTCCATGGCCACTTCCTCGGCGGTCGGGTGCGCTGCGCCGCCTGCCACCGCCAGCGCCGCGCGGAGCAGACCTGCGGGTACCACCGTGGTCGGGTCGATCGTCAGCATGGTCGCCGGGTCCGCCACTCCGCCCGGCGCGTAGAGCAGCTTCTCCGCCAGCGCCGTCAGCCCGCGTGCGAGCACGGCCCAGGACGCGTCGAGTGCGTCGGACATGGACTGGCTCGCCGCTTCGACTGCGGGGTCGTCTGCTGTCTGGCCGGTGATCTTGGTCGCCGTGCGTAGTGCCTGGGCCTGGCTGGCTGCTACCCACGAGCGGTACGACTCGCGCAGGTCCGACCAGTCTGAGCCGACGAGATCAGAGGGCGTGAGGCCCATGGCGGCGACGAGCGGTTCGCCGAGCGTGGCGGCGACGAGGGCTGCAGGTGTGTCCTTCACGCGGGTTGCGACGGGCTTGTTGGACCGCACCTGGGTGCGAAGGCGCGCGCCGGCACGCTCGAGAGCACGGACCATGGACGCGCAGGCCGCCGCGTGCAGTCGGGAGCGCAGGATCACGTCGAGGCTGGAGAGCTTGCGCGAGAGGGTGACGTACTTGGCCGGGACCCTGGCCGCGAACGACTCCGGCTCTGTCGAGGTCGGCGCGGTGGTCGGCGGTCCGGCGGGCGGCGGGCCTGTCACGGCGGGCGGTGCCGGGTTCGGCGGTGACGAGGGAATGTTCGGGCGCGGCTGTGTCCCCTCCGGCGGTGCGGGTGGTCCCGGCTCGTCGGTCGCCTCGGGCGGTGGGAGTTCAGCGGGTACGGGCGCCTCAGGTGGCGGCGGGACGTCGACCTCACCGGCCTTGATGCCAGGGAACGTACCGGCGGCCAGGATCGGCGGGAACGAGAGCGACGGATCGAGACGCGCCAGAATGGCAAGCAGGGCATTCGGCGGGTAGGTGCGGGCAGCGGACACGGCGCGGGTGACGGTTTCGACCGGGCTCGGTTTGTCGTCCTCAGTGAAGCCACACGCCGAACGCAGCGTCTCGCCTGACAGTTCGCGGAGGTTGTAAAGAGCGAGCGCGTCCTGCGTTCGGTCAGGGTGCGTGACCAGCTCGGTCGGGTCGTACCAGACACTGATCCGACGCCACCACCATTCGAGAACCCCGTCGCTCTGCAACCACGGACGGAGATAGCCCACGGAAAGGGCGTCTACCTGCTTTATCGTCCCCGGTTCGAGGTGGTACCGCCAAGTCGAATCATCGACCTGCCACAGGCTCCAGTGATTAGCGTCTGTCTCCCCGAGGATGATCGACTTCGGAAGATCCAGTCCCGTCGCTATGCGCCCAATCGCCTCGGCCCGTTGAGCTGAAGCAACCTCGTCGCCTGGCCGCTGGAGGTAGAGGTGACTGATCGCCTTGAGCGAGTCAGAGTTGCCGCGGAGCACGATCGGCACGACGGCCGACGCGACACCCTCGTCTGCGATCGGCGTCATCATGGCTTCGGTGATCTGGGCTATGAAGTCGTCCGCCTCGGGGTCCTCGTTGTCCTCTGACCAGCCTGCGACCTCAATGTCGTCGGGGATCAGCAGGAACCCGTTGCCTGCCGAACGCGAACGGCCCGTCGCTCGGATCTGACGCGAGAGGATCGCCAGCTCCTCGGCCGAATCGAGCAGCGGGCGCATGGCCGAGTCGGCAAGCAGGCGGTAGCGCGGGTGCGGGATCCACAGGCGTGAGATGAACGTCGTCTCCTCGGGGAGGTCGATCCAACCGAACGTGCCCGCCGGGTCAAGCGGGGCCTCGCGCAGTTTGTACGTGTCGTCAAAGGGGACGATCTCGTCCATGGAGCGGATCGTCCACTCCTCATATCCGGTACCGGGGTTCTGCATGCCGAGCATGTAGGCCTCGCCAGTGATCCCAAAGTTGATCGCCAGGTTCTCCATGAGCGAGGCAAGCGCCAGTCGCCCGACGCCGAGCGCGTCCATGGCACTCTGGGCCGAGTCGAGCACCTCGGGTGGGACACCGGGAATGTCCTTCAGTGGGACCGGCATGCCGTCCGGGTCGTCCGGGTGAGGCATGGCCGGGAACAGGCGCATGCGCGAGGCGCAGTTGCCGAGAAAGTGCATGGCGAAGCGGATTTCCGGCGTGGTATCGGCGTAGTCGTACGCCGTTTCCTGCCAGCCCTGCCGCAGCATGCGCACCCGCCGCGCCTCCAGCTTGTCGGCGAGATCGAGCCGTTGCGCCGACGCGGTGAGCACGCGGATCCGCGAATGCCGGAGGTCCTTTGGCACGTTTGCCGGCGGCTCTGGCGGTGGACGACGGAAGAACCCGCGGCGCGGCTGAGACTTCGGGAGCGCGGCCACTAACACTCCCGCCAGACGTGGCCCTCGTCCAGGAAGCCATGAAAGTAGGCGCCCTCAGGGTCACCCTGGCCGCAGAGGATCGACGCCCTGATCTCGAGCGACCCGTCAGGGCACTCGCGGAAGGTCCACGGCGGCTCGCTCACGCGGTGAAGGCCGTTCATGCGCTTGGCAGCGAACGCCGCCCGCATGCCTACCGGGTCAGCCTTCACCTCTGCGAGTATGTCCTCGATCTCGTCGGAGTAGTGGGCGAAGGGCGCCAGAGGATCGGCGGTCGGGAGCAGGAACCAGACAGCGGTGCCGATCTTCGCGTCGGCTGCGTTCACCTCGTCCACCGGTCCGCAGTAGTCGCCCGGACGCTCTATGTCGTCAATCGTCGCGACACGACGGCCGATCAGCAGGTGCGTCGTCACAGGAACGTCTGCCCGAGCATGCCTGCCACGGCACCGAAGGCGAACACGAGCGCCGGGTAGACCCACTGGCGCGGCCAGAGCAGGGTCGCCGTCAGTACGGCAGCGGACAGCCACATGCCAACACACCACGGACAGCCCAGGAAATCTGACGCCTTAAGGCCCATGCGGCGGGTCGCCCAGCCCCGCGGGCGGTCAAAAAGGGTGTCGGCGGTCACCAAACGTGTCAGTCGAAAAGACGCGAGGCTGTCAACGAGCAGCCAGAGCGCCGGGCTCAGCCGGGTCACAATCGACTTAGCATAAGCCCGCCAGCACCCCTGACCGCGGTTTACCAGGCGACGGGCGGTGGCAAGGCGCGCAGAACGCTGTGACAGCCGCAACCGCGGCCCCGCGAAAGGTGGATCGTCCCGCCCTCCACTTCGACGCTGAGGTGGGAGCCGAGCGAGCCGCGGTTGCGCTCCACCTGCTCGGTCACCGGTTCGTTTAAGAGCACGTCAGGACGCCCGCCGACCTCCCGCCAGACGAGGATCCGCTCCGTGGTGACAAACGCCCGGCAGCCCGTGGCGAAGGTTCCGTCGCGGCTGTCCAGCACCTCCACGGGGAACGCGTCCCTTGCCAACCGCTCGCGGGTGTCGGTCGCCTCCATGAGCGAAAAGGCTAGCCGCGACCAGGTTCGCGGCGGTGGAGGCTACATGTGCCCTCTCGGATAGGCGACGCGCAGCTCCACCCCGCACAACTGGCACCGATTCCCCATGCGTCGCCTGATCGGGTGGAGACAGGCCCTCGTCGGCAGGTTATTGGACCGCGTGCGCTCGGGGTTCGGCTCGTCGGTGTCGGTGACTACGACGGGTCGCGGTGGGCTCCAGCGCTCAAGAGCAGCAGTAACCACGGTTCGCAACCACGTTGAGCGGTCGACGCCTTCGGTCTCGGCGGCCTCGTCTAGCTGGTCCTTCAACTCCGGCGAGACGCGAAATTGCACCATGGGCTGACTCACGGACGCAGCCAGCGGAGGAGTCGCTTGACCTCGCCAATGATCACGCGCCCAAAGTCGGCGAGGGCGTTACGGGCTGCGACCCTCTGCTCGGCAAGGGTGCTCACGGCTCGGGCCTCTGCGAACGCTCGGCACTAACCGTAACCCGATGGTCGACCAGGAACTCGCAGAGACACCCGGCGCTCATGGCGCTGTTGATCGTGCCGTACTGGCCGGTAGCCCGCACGAGGTCCAGGGCCTCTTCCAACTCGTCGGGGAGGTTGTCGCCGCACCAGGTTCCTTGTGACCGATGCCAGGTCCCGCTAGTCACTACCCCAAGGTCGGCGTCCTCCGTCTCTTCGAGGTACTCCGGCAGACAGGCGATGGGGTACTCAAACGTCAGCTTGACCCAAGCAATGACGTGACCTTCGCCAGGGTTGAGAGGCACCACCTCGGATGCGGGCGTCGTGCGGATCTGGAAGCCGGAACCGTCCCCGCCTTTGAACCACAGCATCACCTCGCCAACGTCAGCCACCGCAGGCCTTCAGTGTCTCAGCGTCGAGCGTGTCGTCGGTGCAGGTGCAGCCGAGGTCGGGCCGGGTCCGCGCAATGCAGTCCTCGTCGTGGCGGT